GAAGAGGTTATTGAGGAATGCGCTGCATTCCCACTAGGTGAACACGATGACTTAGTGGATAGCATGACTCAAGCCGTAATGAGATTTAGACAAGGTGGTTTTGTGGAGCATCCAGAGGACTATGATGATGAGCCTGTATCCCACCAGCAAAGGACATATTATTAATGAACGCGTTTCTTAAATTACTCACAGACCTTTTTGCAAGAGCTAGGGGCGTTGGGAATAAAATGTCCCCCAAAAAACAAGACGAAATTATAAAAGCACTAGAAGAATCTATCGATAAAGTTACAGCGGGCACAGCAAAAATAGACGAACAAATAGCTGAGCTGAAAGCTATTGAACGACAACTTGATAAAGCAGATGAGATAATCGCACCATTAGATAATTTAATAGGTGATCTTTCCAAAAAAACAGGAGCAACTCCAGAAGAAACAAAAAGAGTTTTAATTGACAGATATAACGAAGGTTATCCACCAGGTGATCCAAAAAGAATGTTGGATGACGACGACGATCGTTTAAGAGCCTTTATTGAATCTCAAAAACTCATGGGTAATGAAGAAGATCTAATGATTGATATTCTAGAAAATGCAGAGTTACCGTCTGATCAAATGGCAGGCATAACATCTCTCATGGACGACATAGATGTTCCGCCTATGCCTGATGAAACTAGAGAGATAATAGAATCACTCACAGAGATGCCAGCAACTTTTAAAGATTTAGGTAAAACTGATGTGGGTATAGCAAAACCAAAAGGTATGATTGTAACTGAGGACACAGTCGACAGAGCTATTGATGCAAACAAACAAAGACAAAGAGATTTAGCAAGAGCTGAAGAGTTAATGATGGACATGGAAAACTTTGGCAAAAGTTTTGATGAGATCATGCAAATGGTGCAGGATGAAAAAGTTATACCTTTTATGAAGTTTCAACCTAATCCTAAACCAAAAAAAGCAGAGGGTGGAGTAATTAGTCGTGTCGGTCTGCAAATGGTGCAGGATGAAAAAGTTATACCTTTTATGAAGTTTCAACCTAATCCTAAACCAAAAAAAGCAGAGGGTGGAGTAATTAGTCGTGTCGGTCTGCAAGATGGTGGCGGGCCAAAGATTGGTCGTCGTGGATTTTTGGGATTGTTGGGAGCCGGTATTGGTAGTTTGTTTATGCCAAAAGGTGTCAAACAAATAGCAGAGGCAGTTGTACCAGCGGCAAAAGTAATTAAACAAGCACCGGGGATGCCGGACTGGTTTCCACTACTTGTTAATCAAATTAAATCAAAAGGTAAAATTACAAGAGAACCTGATTACAAAGATTTTACATCAGGCGGCGACACCACTGTTAGATATAAACTAAAAGACGATAGTTTATCAGGTGGTGAGATATTTTTAGAAGAAGACTTACAATCAGGCACCGTTGGTATATTTGGTCGTGGGGATGATGGACAACAAGTTTCAATGGATTATTACCCTGGTGCCAGAACAGCTACTAAAAAAGGACTTAAAGAAGATCCACCTACATTTGAAGCGGGTGAGTTTTTCAAAGGTGAAATACAAGACTTTGAAAACATCGGTGTGCCAACAGATGATTTAAGAGGTGGGTTGTTATCTTGGGAAAAATTATCTGGATTTAATTTAACAGCAAGAGAAAAAATACAACGCATGATGAAAAAATTTGAAGACGACTATAAAGATCCAAACGTTGAACCAGATGATGATTTAATAAACATGTCACAAGGCGGTGGCGTTGGATCACTATTTAAACAGAGGAATGCATAATGGCTATAGACAAAAATTTACCAAATGACCCGGATCACAACAGAGTAACTTTAGAAGTAGAGGGCAACGAAAAAGAAGTTGAGGTACAACAAGAGGAGTCAACAAAAGGCCCAATAGAAATAAATCCAACAGAAGACGGTGGTGTTGAAATAGACTTTGACCCACAAGCTGTAGTTGGTGAGGGTGGACAAAACCACGAGGCAAACTTAGCAGAGTACATAGATGATAATGAATTGGGTGAGATTAGCTCTGAGTTATTATCTAACTTTACAGAATACAAATCGTCTCGTGACGATTGGGAGCAAGCGTATATCAAAGGACTTGACCTTCTTGGTTTTAAATATGAAAACAGAACAGAACCTTTTCAAGGCGCATCAGGTGCAACACATCCAGTGTTAGCAGAAGCTGTCACACAGTTTCAGGCATCAGCTTATAAAGAATTACTACCAGCAGGTGGACCAGTTAGAACACAGATCGTAGGGCTAACTGACGAGATGAAAGAGGCACAAGCAGAACGTGTCAAAGAATTTATGAATTATCAAATCATGACTGAAATGAAAGAGTATGAACCAGAGTTTGATCAAATGTTATTTGATTTACCACTTGCAGGGTCAACATTTAAAAAAGTTTACTACGACCAAACGTTGATGCGTTGTGTGTCTAAGTTTGTGCCTGCAGAAGATCTAGTTGTGCCATACAGTGCAACATCATTAGAAGATGCAGACTCCATCATGCACATAATAAAAATGTCCGCTAATGATTTACGCAAACAACAGATCAGTCAGTTTTATAGAGACATTGATCTTGGCAGCTCTTCTTACGAAGCGGATGACGTTGAAGATAAAAAAGCCGAGCTCGACGGCGCAAGTGTCAATAACACAGACGAGGTGTACACACTGATAGAGTGTCACGTGGATTTAGACCTGCCTGGTTACGAGGACATGGATGAAGAGGGTGAACCAACAGGTATAAAACTTCCATACATCGTAACACTTGTTGAAGGATCGGGTGAGGTATTAGCTATTCGTAGAAACTACGGTGCACAAGATCCAGCAAGAAGAAGAAAAGATTATTTTGTACATTTTAAATTTTTACCAGGACTAGGCTTTTATGGATTCGGCCTAATACACATGATTGGTGGTTTATCTAGAACTGCCACAACTGCATTGAGACAACTTCTTGATGCGGGCACCTTGGCTAATCTCCCAGCCGGATTCAAACAAAGAGGCATCAGAGTTCGTGACGAAGCTCAACCGTTGCAGCCGGGCGAGTTCCGTGATGTTGATGCACCTGGTGGAGATTTAAATGCAGCATTTATGATGTTGCCTTTCAAAGGACCAAACCAAACACTACTACAACTTATGGGCACAGTAGTTCAAGCAGGGCAACGTTTTGCATCGATCGCTGATATGCAAGTCGGTGATGGCAATCAGAGTGCGGCGGTAGGCACGACTGTTGCATTATTGGAGCGTGGATCGCGGGTTATGTCTGCAATACACAAAAGATGTTACTCGGCGATGAAGTCAGAATTTATGTTAATGGCTGAAGCGTTTGCAACATACTTACCACCTGTCTATCCATACAACGTAATTGGTGGACAAAGACAAATTAAACAAATGGATTTTAGTCCAGAAATAGATGTTGTACCAGTTGCTGATCCAAACATCTTTTCACAGACACAACGTATCGCAATGGCACAAACAACCATGCAAATGGCACAAGCAAACCCTGCAATGCATAACATGTACGAGGTTTACAGAGACTTGTACGAGGCGTTGGGTGTAAAAAATATTGACTCAATACTAAAACGACCACAACAACCACAACCAATGGACCCAGCTATGGAAAATATTACGGTTTTGGGTGGTGGTGTGATCAAAGCATTTCCAGGACAAGACCACAGAGCACACATGGATGCACATTTAACGTTTATGGCGACAAAAACAGTGCGAAATAACCCTATTGTGATCGCCGCATTGCAAAAAAACATCATGGAACACATCGCTTTGATGGCTCAAGAGCAAATTGAGATGGAATTTAAGGAAGAATTGATGCAATTACAGCAATTACAGATGCAAATGGCACCAATACAGCAACAAATGGCCATGAATCCACAAGCATTACAGCAAAATCCGCAAGTTATGCAGATGCAACAACAAATGCAGAACCTAACACAAGCAATTGAGTCAAGAAAAGCTACTTTAATTGCTGAAACACTGGCAGAATATCAAGCAGAAGAAGAAAAACTCTTCAACGAGGTAGGTGATGATCCTCTAATTAAGTTAAAATCACGAGAAGTTGACTTGAAAGCAAAAGAAGAGATGCGAAAAGAGGAAGAGGGCAAA